CTTCCGATCTGTGATGTAACAGAAAACCTTAAAAAACGAAATGCAAACAGCATCGATGACGATGATTGGTCAACTCAAGACGATCCAAGAGCATTGAAAGAAAAAGAATATGGCCGAGTAATTCGAGTCTCACACGCCTCAGCTCGAGAAACAACTCTTAGCGAACTCTTTTAATGGCCGAACTTATATGTAACCTACCCGCTCAAAAAGTATTTGTGCGAAAAGAATATCTCCGTGATCTGCAAGATGGTCACGGCGAGTTCGTCGAAGGCGTCTGGGTATCAGCTAAATCTATTCCCGGAAGAGCATTTTATTTCGAAACATATCTACCTCAATATGGGGCCTTATTCGACAAGTTACCCATTAGCGCCTTCGTCTCAAGACCCAAAACACCCGAGCCGGACATACCCCTTAATAATCTACAGTTCTGGAACTGTATGGATTATGGGGTGGTGGCTATTTGCAAGCAGTTCATCGGTTCAATGGATTTTCAGGTGCTAAGTAGAGATCATGGCACATTAACAGGTTCTTATATATGCACTATAGACAATTATCATGCGGATGCTAACGGAATTGATTATAGTACGAGAGAAACACCAGCTGAACATAAGTCTCATAACCTGTTACAGTTAGAAAATGGGCAGTTTTGCCTGTATCCAAACAACAGAATGAGGGTTTATGACAATTCTTTGACCCCACAGAAGCCGTTAGACCCTGATTTTAAGGTTAGTACCATAGAATATCAGGTAGAAAATGGGAATATGACTAGGTTGGGTGATACTGACGAGTATTTTTGGAAAACTAAAGATGAGTGAAGCCGTTATCGATTTTTCTGAAGACGAAATCAGCACTATGTTGGCTAATTTAGACCAATATACACCTGAAGAAGTGCAGGAAATCGATAAATTGGTTGATGAATTAGGAAAACGTAAGAATATCAAGACTGTATACGATGATCTTATAGCATTTTGTAAACATATGCAGCCAGATTACATTGTTGGTAAGCATCATAGGATGTTGGCAAACATGCTTATGGACATTGAGCAGGGTAAAAAAGACAGAATATGTGTAAACATACCACCTAGACATGGTAAGTCGCAATTAGTGTCTATCTTCTTCCCAGCTTGGTTTTTAGGTAGAAATCCTAACAAAAAAGTGATGATGGTATCACATACTACAGATTTAGCAGTAGACTTTGGTCGAAAAGTACGTAATCTTATATCTACAGATGAGTATCAGTCCATATTCCCAACGGTGCAGCTTGCATCAGACTCTAAGTCAGCGGGAAGATGGAATACAAATTCAGGAGGAGAATATTATGCGTGTGGTATTGGTTCATCTATTGCTGGTCGTGGGGCTGATCTCCTGCTCGTTGACGATCCCCACTCCGAGCAAGATGTCATTAATGGAAACTTTGGAGTATTCGAGAAAGCATATGAATGGTTTACATATGGAGCGAGGACACGATTAATGCCTGGAGGGCGTGTGGCTATTATACAAACACGTTGGCACATGGATGACCTGACAGGTCGTGTGACTAAAGACATGGGACAGAATGAGAAAGCTGACAAGTATGACGTCGTAGAGTTTCCTGCCATATTAGATATTGTAAGTAAGAAGACTAAGAAGTCAGAGCAGAAACCCTTATGGCCTGAGTTCTTTGATTTAGACGCACTACTACGTACTAAAGCATCTATGCCTGTGTTTCAGTGGAACGCACAGTATCAGCAAGAACCTACCGCAGAAGAAGCCGCCCTTGTGAAAAGTGAGTGGTGGCAGATGTGGACACACGAGCAACCTCCGTCATGTGAATACGTTATCATGTCACTGGACGCCGCAGCAGAAAAACACAACAGAGCTGACTATACGGCACTAACTACATGGGGAGTTTTTCTTAACGAAGATCTTGACGCATATAATATTATATTGCTAAATAGTATAAAAAAGCGTATGGAGTTCCCAGAGCTAAAAGAATTGGCGATGGAAGAATATGCAGAATGGGAGCCAGACGCGTTCATAGTGGAGAAAAAAAGTTCAGGTACTGCATTATACCAAGAGATGAGACGTATGGGGTTACCCGTGCAAGAATACACACCTCACAGGGGGTCAGGCGATAAGTTGGCAAGATTAAACTCTGTATCTGATATTGTAGCATCGGGACTATGTTGGGTTCCAGAAACAAGATGGGCAGAAGAAGTTATAGAAGAGATTGCAGGATTTCCATTTATGAGTCATGATGACTTAGTTGACTCTACCGTTATGGCACTTATGCGATTTAGACAAGGTGGGTTTATAAGACTACCAAGTGACGAACCAGAAGAGACTGTATATTTTAAACGCAGAGGAAGTGGATACTACTAATGGCAATAGAAAAAAGTTTGAGTCCTGCTCCAATAGGAATAGAAGAAGAAGCTGAAGCAGCAGAGGCTTTAGAGATTGAAATTGTAAATCCCGACATGGTCACACTAGATGATGGTAGCGTAGAAGTTACTATAATCCCTGGTGGAGATACTAAGAAGGGTGGGTTCAACGCAAACATTGCCGAAGAAATGGACGAAGACGAATTATCTAAGTTAGCTGATGACATCGTTGACATGGTAGAAACTGATCTTAGCAGCCGTAAAGAATGGGCAGATGCTTATGTCAAAGGTTTAGATGTTTTAGGATTTAAGTACGAAGAACGTACAGAGCCTTGGGAAGGCGCATGTGGTGTATATTCCACAGTATTAGCAGAAGCCGCCATAAGATTCCAAGCTGAGACTATGAGTGAAACCTTTCCCGCCGCAGGACCTGTTAAGACAAAGTTGCTTGGCGAGGAAACTAAGGAAAAAGATGAAGCAGCGTCCCGTGTCAAATCTGATATGAATTATGAGCTCACTGAGAACATGGTTGAATATCGTCCCGAACATGAACGCCTCCTTTATAGTTTGGGTTTAGCAGGTTCTGCCTTTAAAAAGGTTTATTATGATCCAAACATAGGACGACAGGTTGCCCTGTATATACCTGCCGAGGACGTGATAGTACCTTATGGCGCCTCGCATGTAGAGACAGCAGAACGTGTTACTCACGTAATGAGAAAAACAAAGAACGAATTAAAGAAGTTACAGGTGGCAAATACGTTTTACCGAGATGTAGATCTAGGAGAGCCACAAGCATATCATACAGATATAGAAGAAAGAAAAGCAGAAGAAGGTGGATACTCTCTTAACAATGACGACAGATACAGTATATACGAGGTTCATGCGGACATAGTTATTGAAGGTGTCGATGATTCTGATGAAGAGATTGCCAAGCCATACGTTATTACTATAGAGCGAGGCTCTAATGAAGTATTATCTATTCGTAGAAACTGGAACCCTGATGATGAGCTTAAATTAAAAAGACAGCATTTCGTACATTATGTGTACGTACCAGGATTTGGGTTTTATGGATTAGGTCTTATCCACATTATAGGTGGATACGCCCGTGCGGGTACATCCTTAATACGTCAACTTGTAGATGCAGGTACATTATCCAATCTCCCTGGAGGTCTTAAATCTCGCGGGCTGCGTATTAAGGGTGACGACACACCTATAGAACCTGGAGAGTTTAAAGATGTTGACGTGCCATCAGGCAGTATACGTGACAACATCATGCCACTACCATACAAAGAGCCAAGTCAAACATTACTAGCTCTACTTAATCAGATTACCACAGAAGGCCGCAGACTAGGCGCAATTAGCGATATGAACATATCAGATATGTCAGCTAATGCACCAGTAGGCACGACACTAGCCCTACTTGAGCGGACTCTAAAGCCAATGGCTGCAGTACAAGCTCGCGTACATTATGCTATGAAACAAGAGTTTAAACTCCTCAAAACTCTCCTAGCAGAATACGCGCCAGCCGAGTATTCATATCAACCTCTACGAGGTGAGGTTGGTGCTAGACAAGCTGATTATATGTTAGTAGAAGTTATACCTGTCAGCGATCCTAATAGTTCTACTATGGCACAAAGAGTTGTGCAGTATCAGGCTGTATTGCAGATGTCACAGTCAGCACCACAGATATATGACTTACCACAGTTGCACAGGCAGATGATTGAAGTACTAGGCGTAAAGAACGCAGACAAACTTGTTCCTATAAAAGAGGACATGAAGCCTGCAGATCCAGTGAGTGAGAACATGAACGCATTG